CCACAGCAAGGTTTTACAACCTTAGCAATGTTGATATAACCGGCAGCATCAATTTGTCAGACAATGTGAGAAAAGGCGGTATTGGTTACATGCAAATAGGAAATGATTTTATAGTAAGCTAATGGCAAGAACAATTTTAGAAATACAAGCAGAAAGTATTAACCAGGTGCAGTCTGATGCTGTACTATCAGCAGAGCTTACCAGCACAAGTAAGGTAGCTAAGTGGCGTTTGTGGACTTATGTAACTGCCGTTTGCATTTGGACTATAGAAAAGCTATTTGATGTTTTAAGGCTTGAGACAGATGAAAAACTAGCCGCATTAAAGCCCCACAGCTTGCGTTGGTATGCAGGCAAGGCCAAAGCCTTTCAGTTTGGCTTCAACCTTGTTAATGAGGCTGATTATTACAGTAATACGGGTATTGCAGATAGTATTGTAGAGGCAAGTAAGATTGTTGACTATGCAGCGGTTGTAGAGCAAACCAGGGGATTAAGAATAAAGGTGGCCACTGATACCGGATCTGACCTTGCAGCCTTAAGCGCTCCCCAGCTTGCGGCTTTTGTTGCTTACATGGCAAGGGTCAAAGATGCAGGCGTAAAGCTACTTATTACCAGTAGCGCACCTGACAGCTTAAAAGGGAGTATCAATGTTTACTACAATCCGCTTGTCATAAATGCAAATGGAGGGCGCAATGATGGCTTTTCCGCTGACCCTGTTAGAGATGCCTTTAAACTCTATTTAAAGAACCTTCCTTTTAACGGTGTCTTTTTGCTGCAAAACTTAGTTGATGTATTGCAGCTGATAGACGGTGTAAGTGTAATAGACATAAAACAAATGCAGGCTCGATACGGTGCGTTGCCGTATACATCGTTCAACGTACAATACATACCGGATGCAGGGTATCTGCGGCTTTATAGCGACTCAGACTTAGTGTTAACCTTTATACCGTACAGTGAATAGCAGCATCTATAAAATTGATTTTACTAAGCTAGTGCAGTGGTTGGTGCCTCCGGTTCTCCGGCAGCCCAAAACTATAGCCTGGCTGCTTGCACTGGTAAAGCCGGTTGTAACACTGTACCAGGTGTTTTTGCGGTATCGTAAGCAAAAGTTGTATGAGCTGTTGATTACACCGCAGGTTTGCTATTTGGAAATGCTTTTGAACGATAAGTACGATTTTATACTAAGAAGGATAAGAATAGTAGATACTCTCGACCACTCACCCACCTACATTTTTCAGGAGGCAGAGTTAAAGCCGGTTTACTTGTTTTTAGAAAGTGAAAACATGCCGATATACATCTATACAGAAGGTGAAGCCGGTAGCATACTAGATGACTTTGTAATAAAAGTACCTGGTACAATACAATTTAGCGACAATGAAATGTTGCAGCTGGTAAAAGGGTATAGACTGGCAGCAATGAAACCCAAAATACAACGAGTATAATGAATAAAGTAGTAGGATTATCTAACCTGGGCGGCTTTCCTTTCACACAAGGCACGCTTGAATTTATGCAGCAAAACTATGACAGTGCTTTTAAAGCCCTGGCTAATCTCGCAGGCAACAAAGTCATTATTGCAGGTGTGG